CATTGCACGTGAATGTGTCGGTAAGGCCCTCCGCGTATTCCCAGAATTGCTCTGGCGTCCAATCGCGCGGGGATGCGTGCTCGGTCTGCACGTCTGATCGTGGCACAGCCAGCCGATCGTAGTCCGCAAGCAACCTCGCGACATCCTCGGGATCGACTTCCCATGCGTGGCCCGCGTCGTGCCTTGCCAGAGCACAGCGAACCGAATTGGTTAGGTTCATCGGCTCGGACGGTGCTGTCTTGGGAGTGGTCATGACGATGCCCCCAAGGCCGCGCGGCCGGCATCCGTTATCGAAACGGCGCGGTACATGATCGACGTGCCCTTGGAGATAAAGCTGTTGTTTAGGCCACTCTCCTCGCTTTGGACCTTGGCGAGGCCCTTCGCGATCAGGCCGTCAAGCGTGCCGCCGTAGCACTCGCCATACTGGCCGTCTTCCTTGCTCAGCCATACGAGCAAGGCGATTTCGTTGCTGGCAAGCGCACTGCCTGGCTGAGATTGAAACTGAGACATCAGGCTTTCCCCGTCATTTCAGGCTGACCCTCAAAGCGCGCGATCATTTCCTTCATGAGCGTCACCACGTCCCTGCGATCCGCCCCGTTCGAAATGTAGTTGCAGCGCGCATCGCCGCTGGCGAGGTTGCCGAACGGATAGACCATCAACACAAAGCCGGTCTCCCGTTCGGCACCCTTGGCCGCCCCGTTGAACACCTCGTCCAAGCCGCGCGCCACGGTGTTCATGAGGTCGTGGTACTTCTGTTGAATCGGGGCGTCTCCGAGGCGATCGGTCATGACGTGAGTTCCTTGACGATCCACATGACGGACTGTTCGAGCGAGGTGATCGCCAGCGCGTTGTAGCGGCCAGGCTTAACCTTGGCGTACAAGGCTTCCAGTTCGCCGGCCTTGTCTTTCAGGGCGTCGTGCAGCGCCTTCTCGTCATCCGTGAGCGCCCGATACTTCGGCCGGAAGCGGCTGACCGGGATTGCGGTATCAGCCTGCCGATCATCCGGCTTGCCTTCGAAAACGTGTGCCATTCTGTTTCCTTCGTTGGGGTTGGTACGCACTGCTACAAAATTGTCATCACAAGTGTGGGGGCCGGAGCGCGGTGGAGTGATCGATGTTCGGGCATTTGCATTCGGCGATCAGCTTGGCGCATTGCCAGCATTTGCCTTCGGCTTTGCGCTTCGCTCTGGTCGCGCGCCAGCGGTCCTGCGTTTCGTCAAACGTCTCGCGGAATTGGTCGTTAAACCGTTCCCATGACATCAGAACTCTCCCTTCAGCACCGGGTACGTCCGGCTTCTCGAATTGATCCGTCGAACCGGCGCCAGCGTGTGATGGTGCGTGGCTTCTTGACCCCGATAGCTTTGGCGCGCTTGCGGGCAGTCACTGACTTCTCGGCAACGTCTGCGCGCGTCTTGACCGCATGGCATGGCACGCAAAGAAGCGTGATATTGCTCTCACGGTTCTGGCCGCCGTTGATCAGGGCTATGATGTGGTCGTAAGCCGGCAGCAACTTGCCTCTGATCTGCAATTCGCAGTCCTGGCAATATCCATTGTGTTTCTCGAAAACCCGGATCTTGACGCGCGGTGGTATAGCCGTGTCGTCGTTCTTTCCGATCCACTCCTCAGTCGAGCGAGACATCAGACGTGCCTCCATGAGATGCGGGCCTTTACGCGATAAATGTTCGCTGCCGTCACGCCGTACTGCAAAGCCAACTTGCTATCTCGCTCCGAACTGGCCCTGATGGCCCGCACTGCGGCGGCGTCTAGTTTTGCTTGGCCGTGTGCCTCGCCGCGCAGTTTTGGCGGGTTGCTGCGGCCCTTGGCCGTCCGGTCCTGCATGTTTTCCAGGTGGGTGCCCAGCCACAGATGCTCTGGTGTGCAGCAGGGCGGATTATCGCACGTGTGGCAAACATCCAATTCTCCCGGCTCTTGGCCGGTAGCAAGATAATAGGCGACGCGATGCGCCATCTGGGGCTTGTTGGCGAGATCCACCAGCCCATAGCGGAAATACGTCCTTCCGCTCCATTCTCGACAGCCGCGCTCGTTAGCCGGTTTGAGGCGCGCCCAAAACTTGCCAGCGAAGGCCGCCGCACTCTTGGCGGCATGATGCAGGCCGTAGCACGCCTTAGAGCAGAATTGCGGGCGCGCTGCCCGTGCCGCGCTGATCCGGTAAGACCGCTGAAAGTCTTTCTGACAAAATGTGCAGATCATACTGCCGTCTCCGGCTCATGGAACGTGACGCCGTGGTTTGCGCCGAAGGCAGCAATCAATTCGAGTAGGTCCGACATTTCGGCCTTGCTCAGATCTGATGACGAGCGGCCGATGTTCACAAAGCCAGTACCGTCGATGTTTGGCACCGCGCGGACCTCGCGCTTGAGCGCATCCAGGAAGATGTATTTCCAGTCATCCGGCGTGAGTTTGCGGCCATGCCACACAACCTGTGTTGCAACGTCTGTCAGCATCGCCCAGAAGCGGTCGTTCTGCGGAAGCGAGCGTTTGGCTTCCTTGAATTCCACACGGGTTCCCGGCTTCGCCTGCGCAATCCAGCGGGTGGCGCGGTCGCGAACGTCGGGACTGACAAGAACGAGGGTTGCGCGGCTCATCGGAACTCCGCACTGAAAGGAATATCGTCGTTTATGTCGTTGTGACGGACGTGTCCGGGGCCGCTGGAAATCGGGTCCGGTCGCTTCGGAGCGGCTCGCTCACTGATTGGCCGCTGGTCATGGTGTTCATCGTCGCTTGCGGCCTTAGCCGGGCCGTCAAGCATTGTCAGCACACCGCCGAACTGCTGTAGGACGACCTCGGTCGAATACTTTTCGACGCCGGCCTGATCCGTCCACTTGCGGGTCTGTAACGAACCCTCCAGGTAAACCTTCGAGCCCTTCTTCAGGTACTGCTCAGCGATCTTGCAGAGCCCTTCGCTGAAAATCACCACACGGTGCCACTCGGTTTTCTCTTTGCGCTCGCCTGACGACTTGTCGCGCCAGCTTTCGGAGGTCGCAACCGTGAGGTTGGCGATTGGCTTGCCGTCCTGAGTGCGGCGCATTTCGGGGTCTTTTCCGAGGTTGCCGATAAGGATAACTTTGTTGACTGATCCGGCCATGCTATTCTGCCGCCTGTTGGTGCGAGGTTGATCCGATATTGCCGAGGTAGCTTTCGAGATGCCGCCTCATCCCGACGCGGAGCAGCGGGAACATGCTTTTGTATTTCTCCAAGAACGCTTCCGCGTCGCTAGGCTGAGAAACAGTTTCCTGAACGACGCGCAGAAGAAAACGATAGGAAGCAACCGCAGTAGGGCCGCCCCAACCCACTTTCGACGCGGCCTTGTCGTGTGCCTCGTCCAGCTTCTTTCGTTCCGTCGCGACGATCTTGTAGGAGCGGCCAGCAGCCTCTAGAGCAACCCAAGGCGAATCCGTCTCATAAAGGTAACGACCAACGCCGAACCGAACGGCGGCTCGCTTCAGGGCATCGGACATCATGCCCTTTTCGCCCTCAACGTCCGTCGCGCCAGCGCCGTCTGCCTTCCAAACCCATTGCCCGTTCGGCATCAGAACGCCGATGTTGCAGATCAGAGCGGCACCAGGGGCCGGGCTGTAGTTGCATTGCCAACCGTCCGCGCCGCATACGGCGTCAAGGCGGTCCATCACGGCGCGGGCGTCAAGGTAGGCAAGTGCCATGCCCTTGGTTTTGTCTGCCGTGGTGGAACCTACGCGCCAGTCAATTTCCTCGGCAGCAAACGGCATACAGAGGGCGTCAAACAGGTCTTGTGCGGTTTCGTAGTTGCTCACGACACCCTCCGGATATGCGGCGGCGCAGGCTTGCGGGCCATAAGGAACGATTGAATGAGTTGCGCGCGGGAGATGACCTGACCTATCCCGATGCGCTGGGCGTCAACGAGATCGACCGTCTCGGCGTTGTTCGCCATGGCGCAAAGTTCGTCCAACTCACGAACGATACAGTCAATCCGATATTCGATTTGAACTTCGGCGGGCTGCCCAGCCATTTCAGCGCGAACGGCTTCCAAGGTGGTCTCGTATTCGCTCATGGAACACTCCTGATCACCGCCAGAACAGAAACAAGGGAGCCGAAGCCAATGCAGAAGATCAGGGCCTCTATGAGAAAGCGAAGGGGGACGGTCATGCGTCCGCTCCGATCTTGGAGTCGGTCAGCATTGCAGTGAATATGCTGATGTCGGTCTTGCTATCGACTAGAGGGCGGAATGCCCAAATAACAAAGGCTACCTCCCGTGGACTTACATTCGAGTATTCCACAATCGGGTTTTGTATTTCATACAGACGGAGGCTCGGCTCCTCGCCGACACCAAGCATCTCGCGCACGGTGTAGATTCCGCCCTTGGACGGCCAGACAACGCTGGGGATCGGAGGCCAGCCATCCACGATACACACCACTTTCTGCCCAACTCGAAATGCCATTCCCGTTACTCCGCCGCTTGCCGGTAAGCCGTTTCGTACCGCGCGTTCCTCTCGGCGATCATCAGCCGGACTTCCGCCCTGACGCGCGCCTCGGCTTCCCGCGCGCTCTGGAGATACAGTTCCCACTGATAGCCCTTGATATGCTCGTCATGCTGGGGAGCGGGGCGGGGGCCACACAGCAGTTCAATTATTTCAGCGGCGGTGCCGGTGAAGACGGTCAGGCCTGATTGGGTTTCGATCTGCATTTCCGGTCTCCGTCTATTTGCTTGCGATTAAAAAGAGGGGCTAGCCCCGTGGTTCAGGCGGCTTCGATATCAGCCATGGCCTTCATGTGCCGCAGCGCATCGGCGTTCTGTTCAAAAAAACGAACCGGAGAAACTCGATGCGGTGAGCTGGCGTCAAGAATTTTCATCGCGGCCAGAGGCGTGTCGAAGAATGATTCCAGCGCCTTGCCTTCCGGCCCAGCCAAGGTGACAACCCATCCGGCCCAGCAATGCGTGTTGTCGCACGTATGCCAACTGTTCATGTTCAGCGCCTTCGGATTTGAAGCCGCGGCGTAGACCGTCTGATGGATGTTTGGTATGGTCGGGACCGGCGGCGAGCCGGTGAGTTCGCTCGCCTTTTCCGGGTCGCCTTGCAAATTTTTCTTGTTGTACAGCTTCGCGACATGCGAGCAGCCCGAGCAGCCCAAGCAGCCCGAGCAGCCCGAGCAGCCCGAGCAGCCCGAGCAGCCCGAGCAGCGCGAGCAGCCCGAGCAGCCCGAGCAGCGCGAGCAGCGCGAGCAGCCCGAGCAGTCCGAGCAGCGCGAGCAGTCCGAGCAGCCCGAGCAGCGCGAGCAGCCCAAGCAGCCCAAGCAGTCCGAGCAGCGCGAGCAGTCCGAGCAGTCCGAGCAGTCCGAGCAGCCCGAGCAGTCCGAGCAGCGCGAGCAGTCCGAGCAGTCCGAGCAGTCCGAGCAGTTGATACAACCGTCGCAATTCTTCAGGCTATCCAGTGCCGCCTGTGCGGCCTCTTTGGTGTCGAAGTATTCAACACTGCACTTGTTGCCGTTTGCGTCGGTGAGCCATTCGGTCATTTTGCTATTCCATCCATCTGGTAGCTGCTTGGGGAAGGGTTACTTGAGCTTCATCGCCTCGATTTGCTGGTCTTGCAGCGAGCGGAAGCTTGTTGATCCGCCGTCGTGAAAATCCTCACAGTAGCGCTCGTAAGCGCTCTCGGCGGCGCTCTGCTCGCATTCGGCGCAAATGAACTCGCCGTATTCGTTTTCGGGGTTCACGGTGAGTTGACCGCAGCCCTTGTCACAAAGGTTGACGCTCATCACAAACCCCTTTGCTGGTCTAAGTCTGGATTGCATTCCCAATGATTGCTCTGGCAAGGATCGCACCACGGAATTACATTCGAGCGCTGTTCGACATCCTCCCAGTCCGTGACGGCGGGAATTTCCTCCAGCGCTTTCGCAACCCGCATGAACATCATGCCGAGCGTGTCGCCCGGATGCATATGCTTGCGGATCAGGCGAAGGGCTTCGGCGTAATCGATTGACATCAGAACCTCCAACCAGCGAGATCACGGAGAAGCTGATCGGCGTCGGCGCGGCTCTCACACTCGCGGCAGACCCGAACGATCCGGCCGTCGGCCACGCAAACGACGTAGAGGGCGCCGGTAACTTCGTGGGTTGCGATCTGGTAGGCCATCTGCTTGCTCCGTTCTGATGAGCAAGTTCTAGGACATTCCGTCCTTAGCGTCAAGGACTATTTGTCCTTAGAACGAAAATAATTTTAGGACGAAAAAGCCCGGCTGCGTGAGCAACCGGGCGAATCAAGGTTATGCCGATGGTTAAAGGGCTAGAGGCGGACTGTGGCTAAGCGGCGGACTTCTTGCGGGCTTTGCTGACCTGAAGGGGCGGGGCCTCGCTGGCGGCCTCCTGGCGCTCCTGGGGAGCCATCTTGCCGTTGCCGGTCATGAGCCATTCCGGGTTGACCCTGCAAATCAGGCAAAAGCGGGCAATCAGATGTGGTGGCAGATAGGACCGGGTTTCATATTGCTTATATCGGTCCTGTGTCATTCCGAGTGCGTCGGCGAGTTCCCATTGCTTCAACGCGCGAGCGGTTCTGGCCGCCTTCACGCGGGCCGTAAAGCCTTGTTTATGTTGAGCAGCTGTTTCTGCATCCGCCATGCGGACAGTATGTCCTAAAGAAAGTCTATCGTCTAAGGACAGAATGGCCTTGCATTTAAGGACCGATTGTCCTATACGAGGTGACATGACAGAAATCACCTCTTTCCGCGAAGTCATCGGCCTCTGGCCTTCATTGTCATCCATGGCGTCGGATATCGGTGCCAGCGTTCCGGCTGTGACCAAATGGGGGCAAAGAGACAGTATCCCCGCCGAATGGTGGTCTTCCGTTTTGGGAACTGAGCGAGCCTTGGCCGCCGGTTTGAATGCGGAAAAGTTGATGATTTTGGCTGCGCGCGCTCCTGCTGAGGCTCGCGTATGACCGCCAATTATCTCGCTCATTGTTTTGATGTTCTCCTGTCGCACAAGGCGCAAGAGCATAAAAACACAACCGTCCGGTTTCGTACATTGCAACCTTGTGGGTGGTCAATTTTGCTCTGTGCATTGACCACTTTTCAGCCGCAATCCGTTCATCGCGTTCACATTGGAACCACAAATCTGTGGGGCGCGGCATGACCATTTCCGCGATCATCTTCGCCGTCACCCCGTATTTGCTGGCGTTTTTCATGATCGCTGCGGTGCTTCTGATCGTGGCCGGCACAAATTCACGGGGCTCGCATGGGTGAGTGGCAAGATATCAGCACGGCACCGAAAGACGGGACGCTTGTTCTTTTGTACTGGCCTCCCGTCCCGTATGCAAAAAAGAATTGGGGGACGATCCGGCTTGGCGTTTGGAACGGCTCGCAGTGGAAGCTGGAAATGTCGGGCCACTTTCGCACTGACTGCACCCATTGGCAGCCCCTTCCTTCTCCCCCGGTGCTTCCATGACAGGTCAAGCACGTTTCACCAATCCCTCTCCGTCGTGGGTAGCATCCTCCGACGGCAGGCCGGCCGCCGAAATTTCGCCTCCAACCCCAACGGCGGCCGGCAGCTCCTTCGATCCAGGCCCATGCGTCGGCGATCTCTTTGCGAACAGCTCGAGCTTATCTCGCATGCGGGCATTTATTCCGATCTCCGAGAACGTCAGCCAGGCCCCGCAATCTTCTTCTTTGTCCATTTCCAACCCTTAAAAAACAAGGAGCAAAATCATGTTGTTTTTATTTGCCCATTGGCTTGGGAGGGAAACGAGAACACTCCCAAAATGCTTGGGAGGGGCTGATGTCTGACGCTTCGGTGATGCTTCGCAACCTGTCGGAGCCGCGACCGTCCGGCGAGTTCGTAAAGAACGCGATCGACCGGGCATCAAGGCTTGCGGGGCTCGGTTACTGGCGGGCTTTTGATATTTGGTACTGCAAGGCCCGGAAGGTTGAGGAATACGAGATCGACGCGATCAAGGAAGCCCTTCGGACCAAAAACGAAAGAGCGGCGCGGAATGAACTACAGCAAGCAAAGCTCCTCCTCGCACAGGTCGAAGCTCGCCTTAACAGTACGGGCGATGCTGACTTTCACCAGCCGTATATTGACGGCCTGCGGGCGCAAACTTCTGGAATGGGCGAAAGCCGTTCTCGACATAAGAGATAGGAGGGGCTGATGCCGCAGTTGATAAGCGATTGCGCCCCACAGCAGATTGCAGGCGCCCGGAATGGATCAGCAAAATTGCTTGCATCGATGCAGGCACATCACGATTTCAACGTAGCCCTTCCAGCCGAGGTGGTGGTGGCGCCAAGCCCGCCCCAGGTTGCGGTAGCGACGGTCGATCCGGAACCGAAGAAGATTTGGTTTTCTGTGATCGGGGAGATGGATGTCACTCGGGACGAACCCAGGATCGACGATATCCGGCGCGCGGCCTGTCGCCATTTCAACATTACTAAAGTCAACTTCAACTCGGAGCGCCGCACCAAGAACGTGGTCTATCCCCGGCACGTGGCGATGTACCTAGCCCGACAACTTACGACGCGCTCGCTCCCGGAAATCGGCCGTCAGTTTGGCGGGCGGGATCATACCACGGTGCTGCACGGCGCGCGGAAGATTGAGGCTGGTATCCTGGCGGATTGGAAAATCGCTTACGACGTGGCCCACGTGGAGGCAATGCTATGAAGACGCTCGTTGATCTGGAAGATAACGAATGCCGTTACCCTACCGGCGATGGCCCATTTCTGTTCTGCGGCGACCCTAAGCAGGACAAGTCTAGCTATTGCCCGCACCATCATGAGATTTGTTGGAACAACGCTCGAACGCCTGTTGCCAAGTCTCGCATCTACCACGGGACAAACTTTGCGGCATGAAACCCATCATCCTCCCATTTCCGCCATCGACCAATAACCTGTTCGTCAACGGCAAGCGGGGCCGCTTCCGTTCGCCGAAATACGAAGCATGGATCATGGAGGCCGGCGTTGAAATGATGCGCCAGCGGCCCGCTAAACACGTTGGGCCGGTAAACCTGCACTACGAATTCCAGGAAGGGCGCGACAACCGAAAGCGCGACCTCGGGAATTTGGAGAAGGCAACCACGGACCTTCTCGTCTCGCACCGTATCATTGAAGCCGATGACGGCTCGATTGTCCGACAGATCAGCCTCACATGGAATCCGACGATTGAAGGCACTCGCGTCACGATTGAGCCTGTTTTTGGGAGCGCAGCATGACCATCGATCTTCCCAACCCTTTTCAGGAATCCGCGCTGGAGCCAGCAATGGCTGCGGATGACGGCCACTGGCCCGCAACAGCCCATCCTGCGGACCCGGTGGCCGTCAACTACATCCCGGAGCCGTTCTCCGAGTACGCGCGGCGGCGCAGCATGCCGATCGTCAACCCGCCGCTGGAATGCCGGCGCGAATTTGAGCCGGACTTTGATGCGCTGTTCGATGCGATCGCACCGCCCGAGCCGCCGCTATTCCTTCGCAGCCCAAGCCCGGAGTTCGTGCGGGTGCTGCTTGAACTGAGCGGGGGGCGCGCATGACCTTCAACATTCGCAAGTTAACGATTCTCCGCGACAAGGCGCAGATAGCGCTGGACACCTGCAACCCGAAATACCGCAATCAAGCGCGCGAACGGCTGCGCAAGCTGGAATACGCGCTTGAAATGGCGAAGCAGGAGCGGGCGCTGCGGAGGATGGCGGCATGATCGCCAAGCTCGCATTTCTGACAAGCCCGCAGGCCGGGGTCTACATCCTGAACTATCAGGAAGAGGGCAAAGACGATTTAACCCGCGTGGAAATATCAAAGGCGCATCTGGCGAACATTCTCGTCACCGGAACGGCATTAGCGTTTTACGAACAGTACCCCCACCGCGTCCCCTCCCTCAAGCAACAGAGCGAAGATAATGGAAGAACCAAGCACGGGGCATAATTCGAACGAGCAACTGAAAGCCATTCTGGCGCGGATCAACAATCTGGAGGATGAGAAAAAGCAGACCTCCGACGACATCCGCGAATTGTACGCGGAAGCCAAAGGCAACGGGTTCAACCCCAAGGCCCTACGCGTGGTCGTCCGAAAGCAGCGGGCCGACGCCAAGAAGGCTGCCGATCTGGAAGCCGACGTTGACGCCTACATGACCGCGATGGGGATGATCTGATGAACATCGTTGACGGAAGCCAAGTCCCAGCCGCTGAGATAGAAGCCGCTGCGGATGCCCTGCGTATCCTATGGGAGAGCGACGAAAACAAGCGGGCTCTCAAGGAGACCGGCGCCGGGGCAAACTGGCTATGGCAGGCTCGTTTGGCGCTCGAAGCCGCCTTGGCGGTTCGTGGCAAGGCAGTACAGGGGCATCACACGGAACAATGATACTGTCCGACCTGATCAACCGCATGATAGCCGCTGGCGTCCCTGCTGGGGAAGCCGGCGCGATTGCCGCTGAGATATTTGCGGCTGGCGTTGCATCAACCTCCTTTCGGTCGTCAAACGCAGAGCGGCAGCAACGGTATCGCGACCGGAAAAGCGTAACGAAGCGTAACGAAACCGTAACGCCGTGTAACGCGGAAACCGTCAAGCCAAGCGTAACGAACCGTAACGAAACCGTAACGAACCGTAACGAAGTAACGCCGCCCTCTATATCTTTAGATAAGAATAAAAAGAAAGAAGGTAGGGGCGCTCAATTGCCGGACGGCTGGAGGCCGGATGAAATCCGCTGGATTGCCGCTTGCCGAAAGCTGGGGGCTGACCAGGCCGAACGGGAGCTGCAAAAATTCGGTTCGCACCATCGAGCGAAGGGCACGGTTTTCAAAAACTGGAATTTTGCTTGGGATAAATGGCTACTCAATTCCGAGGAGTGGGCGCCGAAAAAGGGTGCTGCCGTGGGTGTTGTCGATACATCTGGCGTTGATTGGCCGGCGATCCTAGAGAGCTACAAACGCTACAACAACTGGCCCAAGGGGCACGGCAATGATCCGACATCGCCATCATGCCGAGCCCCGCCGGAGTTGCTGGAAAAATACGGATTGAGGACCATGCAATGATACGCGACCCCTCAGACGGCACGGTACGGGAGAAACCAGTCCTAGACGTGGAAACCTCCGGCCTGCCGATTAGCAGGGCGAAGGCGGAATACCTGGCGCGACTGGAAGCATCGCGTGAGTGGTTGGAAAACTGGCATCATCGAAAGACTGAATTGCGATCACCTGATAGCGGAGAGGGCTGAGAAATGACGAGAGACGAGGCAGAAAAAGCAATTGCGGCAGATTTCTCGCTGGTCGGCCCGAAGCTGATCCGGGCATTTGAATCTCTCGGAATGCTCAAGCTCGATGAGTCGAAACCCGTCAATGCGTGGACGGTGATGCACGACATCATCGGGCCGAAAGCAACCAATGAAGTTTGGTATGCGCTCAGCAAGGCCGGGCTCCAGATCGTCAAGAGGTCTTAAACATGGGGACAGCATTGAAACGGCGAGAGATCGACTTCGACAAGATCAGGACGGCCCGCCAGGTCGATGATCGCGGCCCCACGCCACAACGCCTTGGGAAGGCCAGCCTTGGGCATGAGGTAGGGGATGACCGTCAGGGGCGGCGGGTCTATTTTATCGAACAGCGGCCGATCGTGGCTATGCTGAAGGCCCGCCAGATCGACGGGAAGCAGTTCGGGGCCTTGGACAAGTTTCACAAGCACTGGTTCAACGCAAAACTGGGTGGCGGGTGCCGTAGCGTGGATTTCAACCGGATATATGCGCCGGACCCGTTTGATTATCTGGACGCCTCGGCGCGGCAATGGTTCAACCGGAAGGAATATAACCGGGCGCTGGACAAGCTGGCGTTTCAGGAGCGGGTCATCGCGACGAACCTGATCCTTTCGGAAACCATGACGGCGGAACAGTGTGGGTATGGGCTGGGGTATCGCTCGCCGTATCGGGCGAGGTCGGCGGCGGTGGTTGTTGTTCGGGGCATGGCGGATAAGTTCGTGGATTTGTGGGGCATGAAGTAGGGGTAGTTCTGTGCATAACACCGACCTGTGTAATTCCATCTTGCGCTCAGGGGCGAACTATGCAACGAATCAGGTAGGCGCAGGATTTGCGTCGTGTAACCTGCCGAGCAATGCTTCGCAGACAGCCCGCCCCGATTAGTTTCGCGGCGGGTTTTTCATTGGAGCGGACATGACCAACAACATCGTCCAATTCATCCCCCGCCCCAATCCCAACCGTGAAAAGCAACTGGAAGCGCTGGCATCCGAGATCATGAAGATCGCGCTCGATCCGATGCAGGAGCTTTTGGCCCCACAGGTTCCGAAGGACAGTGCGTGAAGGATAAGCCACTCACCAAGGAACAGATTAAAGCCGCAGCCGATCGCGCATTTGGTTTGCCGCCTGATGATCCTGCTGACAAAGGTGGCCGTCCGTCGTCCTATCAGCCTGAGTATGCCGAACAAGCTCGCAAGCTATGCGAACTAGGCGCGACTGATATCGAAATAGCTGATTTCTTTGATGTTTCAGACAGGACTGTCTATCGCTGGCAGCTTAAGTATCCTGAGTTCTGTCAGGCCCTAAAAGCTGGCAAGGAAGCGGCGGACGATCGCGTAGAGCGCAGCCTGTACCACAAAGCAACGGGCTACACGTTTGAGAGCGAGAAGATATTTCAGTTCCAGGGCGAGATCGTACGGGCCTCGACCCGTGAACATGTGCCGCCCGATACGGTTTCAATGATCTTTTGGCTGAAGAACCGCCGGCCGGAACAGTGGCGCGACAAGACGGAACACGTCATTCGGCATGAAGTCTCACAGATGAGCGATGATGACCTTGCACGTATCGCCGCCGGACGCAGCGAAGGAGTTGTTGCGCCGCCGGTCAATCCGCAAAAGCTTAACTGAATTTGCAAGGCTCTGCGGTTTTGAGCCGGCCCGACATCATGCGTTGCTTATCAATGCCTTGGAGGCGGTAGAGCGTGGCGAACTTAGGCGGTTGGCGGTCTTTATGCCACCGGGCTCGGCAAAGTCCACCTATGCGAGCAAGCTGTTTCCACCGTGGCTGATGCAGCGGCAACCGCAGGCCAATATCCTGGCCGCATCGCATACGACTGAACTGGCCGAGAAGTGGGGTCGTTGGGTCAGGAACATCGTCAATGAGCACTCGATTGAACTCGGGGTTAGTCCAAGCCCGGACAGCCAAGCAGCCGGACGATGGTCACTCACGAGCGGCGCGGAATATTATGCTGCTGGTGTTGGCACGGGCATCGCTGGTTTCCGCGCTAAGTTTGGGCTTATTGATGACCCTATTAGGTCACGACAAGACGCTGATTCCGAACTTATACGGGATCGAATATGGGATTGGTACATTAACGATTTCCGCACTCGTCTGGTTCCTGGAGCTGCGGAGATACTAATTCAAACCCGCTGGCATGAGGACGATCTCGCCGGACGCGCGCTAAATCATTCGAACTGGCACGTCGTTTCCCTTCCGGCCATTGCCGAGGAGAACGATCAGTTAGGCCGCACAGTTGGCGAGCCGCTCTGGGATGACGATGCTTACGGCTACGGCGAGCAGCTGCAGGAGCTTCGCGCCAATACGCCGGCAAGAACATGGTCCGCGCTTTACCAGCAGCGGCCCGCGCCGGAAGAGGGCGATTACTTCAAGACGGAATGGCTGAAGCCTTATGAAAAAGCTCCGGCACTCGATACGCTCCGGGTCTATGGCGGATCTGATTACGCTGTCACCGCTGACGGAGGAGATTGGACTTGCCACGCCGTTGTCGGGATTGACCCCGAAGGGCGAATGTACCTGCTCGATTTGTGGCGCAAGCAAACCGCTTCCGACGAATGGATTGAAGCGTTCTGCGATCTTGTGAAGCAATGGAAGCCGGTCGGCTGGGCTGAAGAGCAGGGGCAAATCCGGTCCGGCGTTGGCCCGTTTTTGGACAAGCGGCAACGGGAGCGAAAGGCTTATGTCTTTAGAGATCAGTTCCCTACTAGAGGCGACAAAGCGGTTAGAGCGCAGTCTATCCGAGGCAGGATGGCTCTTGAAGGGCTATACGTTCCGATCAACGCTACTTGGTATGCAGATTTACGAAGTGAGTTGTTGTCGTTCCCAGCCGGAAAGCACGACGATCAAGTCGATGCCCTCGGCCTCGTCGGACAGCTCCTCGACCGGATGATGAAGGGCAAGAAGCCCGTGGCCGAAGGGCCAAAGCCCAAGCTCGACTGGTTCGAGAAGGCTGAAGACGACAGCACGAATTGGAAAACGGCATGAGAAGCGAGATGCTTGAGCGAGTTATCGTTGCGCTATCCGGCGAATTGTACGGTGACGAAAGAGCATGGGAGCGTGCGGCCCGCGCTGCCATTGATGCTATGAAGAATCCTACCGAAGAAATGCTTGATTGCCCAGGTTGGGAAGAAATGACTATGGGCGAAATTTGGAATGAGATGATCGAAATTGCCCTTACCGACAAGCATGAGCCGGCACCACAAGAGGGATCAGCCGTTACTGCCCTCCGCAAGCGCGGCGATTAAATAATGCCCATCGCCCGCGTCCAGCAAGGCCAATCCCCGTTCGGGACCCAGGCCATACCGGCTGTTGTGCCGAGCCGCGCGCTCGTGACGACAGGACAGTTGCCGGTTGCGACCGATTCCGCACAGTTGCCGGCGGCTGGGCAAGGCCTGAACCCGCCGGCCGTGAACTGGAAGGATTTGCATACTCGTTTGGTTGAGATGTTCGAAGCCTCGGAGGACGCCAGCCGTTCCGCCCGTGAGCGCTCCGAGCGCGACGTGGATTATTTCGACAACAAGCAGTGGGATTCCAAGGACGCCTTGGTGTTGGCCGATCGCGGGCAGGCCGCCGTCGTCAAGAACAAAATCCGCATGAAGGTGAAATACCTTCAGGGCCTTGAGCAGCAGCAGCGAACCCAACCCCGGGCCTTGCCAAGGACACCCAAGCACGATTTCGACGCCAACGACTGCACCGACGCGCTGCGGTTCATCATGCAGTCCAACCGATATGACCAGATCAGGTCGGCCTCATGGTGGGATTTGGCGGTCCCGGGCTGGGGCGGTTTCAGCATCACCGTGGAATTCAAACCGCCGCAGGCCAACCCGCGCATTGTCATCCGGCGAACCCGCTGGGATCGGATGTTCTGGGATCCGTTCTCGTCCGAGGTCAATTTCTCCGATGCCAATTACCTCGGTGAAGTGATCTGGATGGACCGCGACGACGCGGTGCGAAAGTATGGTGAAGCCGCCGCCAAGGTATTCGACGAGACGGTTTCCATTGCCCAGATCGGCGGAACGTTCGACGACAAGCCGAGGGATTCGACCTGGGTCAGCTATGACAAGCGCTACCGGGTCCGCGTCGTCAAAATGTACTACATCGGCGATGACGGCCAATGGCATTTCTGCGAGTTCACCAAGGGCGGCTACCTGAAATCAGGGGTTTCGCCGTGGTTAGATGACGACGGCAAGCCCGAGCATGAGTATTCCTGGCGATCGGCCTATGTCGATCGCGACAACAACCGCTATGGCGACATTCGCGACCTGATCGACACCCAGGACCAGATCAACAAGCTGGCCTCGAAAATCCAGCATCTGGGCAGTGTGCGGCAGACCTTCGGCAACAATCGCTCGTTGGGGGATCAGAGCGACCTGGACCGGCGCAAGGAGTTGGCCAAGCCGGACGGGCACGTTGATATCGGCGATGGCGACTTCGGAAAGGACTTTGGTATTCTCCCGACCAATGACCAAGCCAAGGTCATGCTCGAGTTGCTCAATCTCAACATGGCCGACATGGAATCGCAGGGCGCCAACGCTTCGATGCAGGGCACCGGAGGGAAAGACGCCTCGGGGCGGGCTATTCTAGCCAATCAGGCAGGTGGTGCGCTGGCGATCAGCCCGCTGTTCGACACCGCCAAGGATATGGATCACGAAGCCTACCGCAAGGCATTTCGCCGGGTGCGCCAGTTCTGGAAGGCCGAGGAATGGATCCGCGTCACCGACGATGACAACTCTATCCGCTGGGTCGGCATGAACACCCCGGACATGCAGCCGGTCATGGATCCGATGACGGGCCAGCCCGCGATCGGGCCGTCCGGCCAGCCTGTCATGCAGCCGGTAATCGACCCGATGACGGGCCAGCCCAAGCTGAAGAACGAAATTGCCCAGCTCGATATAGACATCGAGATCGACGATGCGCCGAGCGTCGGTACGATGCAGCAAGAGGAATTCCAAGAACTGGCCAAGCTCGCCGGCACGGGCTTCCCGGTGTCTCCGAAGACGCTGATCAAGGCATCGTCGTTCCGGTCCAAGGCTGAAATGCTCAAGGACATCGCGGACGCTGAGAAGGCCCAGCAGGGCGCGCCTAATCCTGAGCAGCAGAAGATGGAAGCGCAGTTGAAGCTGGAGCAGGCCAAGGCGCAAGGGCAATTGCATCTCAAGCTGGCCGAGCTGCAAATGAAGCAGCAGGAAAAGACTGTCGATATGCAGATGGAACAGCAGAAGCTCGAAATGCAGCTTCAGTTCGAGGCCCGCAAATATGAGCAGGAGCTGGCCTTCGCCCGCGAGAAATTCCAGCTTGAGCAGGCGTCCCGCGCTATGGCCACTCGGGACGCACACATGAATTCGCAGCGTGAGGAATCGCGCGCGCACTGATCGCTGACGCCGGGCGTTATCGGGCGACGGGCTGCTGAGCCCTAAAACCAGCCGAGCCGCCATCGTCAAGGGTGACAGCCGCCGCCGGGCTTATTCGGGTGACCGTACCTCACGATAACAGGAAAACCACATGGCCGATTTGGACACGATCATGTCTGAACGCCCGGCAGATCAGCCGGCCGAGCAGACCCGCGACGATGGACGAGACGAACAGGGACGGTTTGCATCACAGCAGCCGGCACCGGAAGCGCCTCAAGCCCCCGCAGCGGAACCGCAGCCCCAGGAGCAACAGCCAGTCAATCCGTTGGACGGCTACGTTCCGATCCAGACCCTCGATGCCCGCTTGGCAAAGCAGGAAGAGAAACTACGCCGGGATTTTGCTGCCGAGATGCAGCAGAGACTTGCGCAGCTTCAGCCTCAAAAGCCAGCGGAGCCGGTGAAACAGCCGGACTATTACGAGGACCCCCAGGCGGCGGTTGATTTTCGTCTCCAGCAGGCAATCCAGCCGGTCCAGCAGGGCCAGCGGGACATTGTCGAAAACTTCTCCAAGATGATGGCGAGCGACAAGTTCGGCGAGGAAGCGGTTAACGCTGCCGAAGCCGAATTGCGAAGTCGTGTCGCCAGTGATCCCCGCGGAACGTTGTTTGATTACCAGCGGATCATGGCATCGCCTCATCCCTACGGGGAATTGGTCAAGTGGCACAAGGCACAGGCCGCGCTCAAAACCTATGGCGACGATCCAGAGGCGGCAATCAATGCCGAAGTGGAGCGGCGTCTGGCCGAGCGCAATGGTCAACCGCAATCGGGCCAGCAGGCCCCAACATCACAGACGCCTCCCGTCATGCCCACGTCGTTTGCCGGCTCCCGCAATGCGGGACCGAACTCGGCGCCGGGCTTCAGCGGACCGCGCCCCCTTTCGGAAATAATGGGCGGCCGTTAGCCGCCCCATGAGGACACACCATGGCTGAGACCAGGGTTACCGCTGGCTTGTCGCCCCAGGTTTGGGACGACCAGTTTTCGACCGAATTCTACCAGACCAATCCGTTCAGCATGTACGCTGGCACGTCGAACAATAACCCGATCGTGATGAAAGAAGACTTTGCCTCCAAGCGGGGCAACGGCATCACGTTCGAATTCATCACCAACCTCGCCAAGGGCGCGATCTTCGATCGTCAGCCGCTTCGGGGCCATGAAGACGTGCTCGGCGAGTACGGCGACATCATCTATTGGCGGATGCGAAAGAAAGGCATTTCGCTGCATGAGCTGGATCGCGATCTGGCCGCCATCGATCTTCGGAAAGCCTCCAAGGGCAATCTGAAGACCTGGGCCGACGAAGACGTGAAGTTCGAGACCATCGATCGGCTCGGCGATGTCGGCACGAACTGCGACGTTCCGTTCGAGACCGCGACCGCCGCCCAGAAGAATACCTGGACGGCTAACAACGTCGATCGGGTGCTGTTCGGCGCGTCCAAGTCGAACTACTCGGCGACGTTTGCCACCGCTGCGGCCAACGTCGATGCGACCAACGACAAGCTGACCCGTCGTAGCATCTCCATGTTGAAGCGTGTCGCGCTGGCCGCCAAGCCGCGCATCACGCCAATCAGCGTCGAGAAGCGATCCAATCGGCGGTATTTCATCGCGTTTGCACATCCGTTTGTGTTCCGCGATTTCGCCAACGACGCGGAAAGCGTAACGGCGCAGGTGTCCGTGATCGAGCGCAACGAGGGGATTTTCCTCGGCGGCGACCGTGAATGGGACGGCGTGATCCTACATGAAGTCGATGACATGCCGATCTATGCCGGCATCGGCAATGGCGGAACGGACGTTTCGCCGGTCTATCTGCTCGGTCAGGAGGCGCTGGGCTGGGCGATCAAGTCCCGCTACGCGTCTCGCGAGCAGAAGGACGACTATCAGCAGGTCGAAGGTCTGGGCATGATCGGAAAGTGGGGCATGAAGAAGCTCTCTTACGGTTATGGCTCTGACGCGGCAGTTCTTGGCAAGCAGCGCGGTGTCGTCACCGGCTTCTTCAACGCGACGGGAGATTAATCATGCCCACCAACAGACTCTGGTTGAACGCAGTTCGGCCGCCTGAAGATGTCGGCGTGATGTATCTGCGCCGCACCGTCAGCTTCGATACTCCCTTCGCCGACGCGCCGGGCGTGACACCTGTCAACGGCGTCCCGATCGGGGCACTGGAGGCCGGGTGCATCCCGCTGGGGTGCGATGTCACGATCGAGACCGCGTTCAACGCGGCCACGACCAATACGCTCGACATCGGCACGGCGGCTGCTCCGGCTGGCCTTGCCGCGGCGGCTTCGACGCTGGCCGGCGCAACCGGGTTCAAGCAGAACCTGGCGGGCACGCTGTCCGGCATTCCGCTGGCGGCCAACACGATCGTCTACGCCAAATATGCCCAGACCGGAGCGGCGGCAACAGCGGGCAAGGCACACATCGTGCTCAAGTTCGCCGTCAAGCGCGAGGTCGAAGGCGTGGCGTGGCCGGCCAACTGAACCTGATGGGGGCATCTAGCCCCCATCCCTTTTCTCTCATTCAGGAGCCATTGACATGGCAGAAACCCGCAAGGGGCCGGTGAAGCCCGGCGTTACTCCGACCCGACCGCCAATCACAACCCAATCCAGCGAAAAGCAGGAAGTTGTCGTGACCGGCACGCCCGTCAAGAAAGACGACGGCACGATCAGCGTGACCTACAACCCCGGCCCCGGCGATCCGAAGAAGTCGGAAATCTTCGGCCAGAAGGTTGTGGCCGGCGAGGCCGTCGATGTGCCGGCCCGATATGCCGACAAGATCGCCGGCAATCCGTATCTCTCGACCGACGGCAAGAAGGACTATGTTGCTCCGGCTGCCGCCGAACCGGAAGAGATCGAAGACGTGACGTTCGACGAGAACGTGGCGCGGGAGCGGTCCCGGGAATATCTCGAGGGCCGCACCCAGTTCGCCAACTCGCCCCCGGGTGAGGCCGAGCGTATTGCCCGGGCTCAGGAAGCGGCAGCCGAACTGAAGGCGGCTCAGGACGACGAGGATTCCGACAAGCCTCGGCGCGGCCGGCCTCCGAAGGCCAGTTAAGTGAGAACCCGCGCGGATTTGGTCAATCGGTCGGCGAAGTTTCTCGGCAAGCTCGTTGCCGGGCAGGCTTTGTCAACCGAGGATTACGCCTCCATCGACGAGGAAATCCCCTCTATCGTTGAAAACCTGAATGCGCGCGGGGTCACTTACATTCCGGATGTTGAGGAAATCGAGGAGGCTATGTTCCTGCCGCTGGCAAGAATCATCGCCGCAACCATCGCGACGGACTTCTCTGTCCCGCTGAGTTCCCTGGTGGGATTTGTCGGCCCGACGCTGGCCACTACCGAACCCCGCAAGTCGGAGTTGGAGCTTCGCACGCTGGGGCGGACCGCTGCCAGTCCCGACGACGTTATTCCGTTTCAGAATTTCTGATGACAGCCATCATCCTTCCCACCTCAACCGCGCCCGGCGCCTATCCGCAAGAGAGCGGCGGCCGGCTCATCAACGTCTACGCGGAATCGCTTGGGGCTACCGCGGGATCAAAACTGGTGCTTCGACGGGTGCCGGGGCTGATCGCATTCGGAACGACGGTTCAAGCCGGGTTTCGGGGGATGCACGCGATCGGCAACACGCTGTTTTCGGCATGGTCCGGCAAGGCCGTCCGGCACGGTACATCAGGGGGTGCCGAGACGGTGCTGACAGGGACATTGCCCGGCACCCAACCGGTGATCTTCGCGCGCAACAACGCGGCGTTGCCCGATCTGGTGGCGGTTGCTCCGGGCGACGGCGCGTTCGTGGTGACGAATAGCTCTGTGAGCGCATATCCTGATGTTGACGTGGGGCAGCCCAATTCGGTCACCAACATCAGGGGCTTTTTCATCTACACCTATGGCGATGGGAAAATGCGATCGTCGGACGTGAATTCGACGAACATCAATACGCTGAATTCTGCCACCGCTGAGAGCAAGCCCGATACGCTGTTCCGTTCGGTGCCGCTGCCCAACGGTCAAATGCTGGCCTGCGGCTCGGAATCCCTGGAAGTCTGGGGCGGGATCAACGACACGGGATTTGTTTTCTCCTATATCACAACCATCGACATGGGGATCGCCGGGCCCTACTGCATCGCGGGATATGAAGACGGTTGGGGCCAAGGGCTTTTTCTGGTCGGTTCGGACTTCGGCGTCCACAAGCTGACGGGCTACCAGCTTTCGAAAATCAGCACGCCCGATCTGGACCGCTTGATACAGGCGGTAGCCGACAAGACCACCATCCTGATGTCGGTCCATGTCGCGGATGGGCATTCCTTCCTTGTGGTGCAATCGCCAACGTGGTCGTGGGAATACGATATCAATACCTCGACGTGGCAGGAGCGGAAGAGCTATCAGCAGCAGCGCTGGCGCGGCATCGGCGGCCACAAGTTCAACGGCAAATGGTATGTCGGAGATGCGCTTTCGGCCAACATCATCCAGATCGATCCGGTTGCACAGACCGAAATAAGCCAGCCGCTGGTGGCCATCCTCGAAACTGGGCCAATGGGCAATTTCCCGAACGGCGCGCGGATCAACCGGCTGGATTTGTTCATGTCGGTAGGCGTCGGCGTGGCGACCGGCATTGATCCGATCGAAACTGATCCGTCCATTGAGATTTCGATCTCCCGCGACAACGGGCTTACGTGGTCGATTCCGTGGCTGCGCCGGCTCGGCAAGCAGATGATCGGAAACACCAAGGTCACGGTGAATAATCTGGGCCATGTCGGACCGCAGGGCGCGAAGTTTAGGTTCCAGATATCAGATCCGGTCCACGTCGCGCTGATGGGCGGCGACTTGGACCTGCAGGTGCTGGGGAAATAATGCCGACTACATCGCAAAAGCTTCCGCCCCTTCCGGGGCCGGATGTGTCTGTCGTGAACAAGGACGGTCTGATCAATCCCGACTGGTATGCGTGGCTGAAGGCGCTGGAGGCCATCGTGAAAATTCTAAGGACCGAGGTGTAACATGGCTGGATTCTTCGACATCCTGTTCGGTGGCGGTGCAGAGCGCGAAGCAGCGGAAAGAAACCGGGCGCTGTATGACCAGTACGGCAAGGCCGGCACCGGCTATCTCGACGCCGGGATGACCGGATCAAGGGACGCGCTGGCGAGCGCCAAGGGCCAGTTCGCGCCGTTGTCCAGCCTCTACAACCGCGGCTCTGGACTGTACGCCGATGCACTCGGGGTGAACGGCGCTACCGGCAACGCCAATGCACAGGCGGCCTTCACGACCAGCCCGGGCTATCAGCAGGGCATTGACGCCGGCATTGACGTGCTGAACCGGCGCCGCGCGGCGGGCGGGATGCTCAACAGCGGCAACGCCGACATCGACGCGCTGACGTTCGGCCAGAACGCGCAGAACAAGGAATGGAACAACTGGCTTTCGAATCTTGGGGGATATGACACCAAGGCGATGGGCGCGGCGGGCGCCATGGCTGGGGTCGATACCGGTCTTGCCAACCTCTATCAGACCGACGCCACCAACCGGATCGGCCTGCAGGGCAATATCACCTCGGGGAACGCCAATGCGAACCAGATGCAGGCCCAGGGCGAGGCGCGCGGTGCCAGCAACCTGCTCGGCGGCATCATGGGCGGGGCGCAAATGTTGATGGGCGGCGGCGGCCTGAGCAGCTTGGGCGGCGCGTTCGGGTTTGGCGGCGGCGGTGGTGCTGGTAACTACGGCCAGACGCAGAATTCCCAGATTGGCGGCTATTCCATGCCGATGTGGCGCTGATGGCGATCGCTCCGCTCCAGCTCCCCGGCGCTTTTCAGTCGCCCCAGGTCGATTTGCAAGGCGGGCTGTCGCAGCTCGGGGAAGTATTCAAGAAAGCGCAGGCTCAGCAAAAGCTGTCCGATCTCGGCAAGCAATTGGCGAGCGGGAACGTGGATTATCGTCAGGCCGCGGCGCAAACCGCCGACATGGGCGATATCACGCATACGCTGCAATTCCTGGCGCTGGCCGAGCAGCAGAAAAAGCAGGGGCTCGAGCAGGCGGCGTCGGCGAACTTCCAAACCAGCCTCGGCAACCTGTACGGCGCCCAGCCCAGCGCGGCCCCGCCGACATCCAATCCGATGCCGGTGCCGGGCGCTCCGGTGAACGTGCCGGCTGCAACCGCACCGATGGCGATGGATCGGACGCCGGTTGCTACCACACCGAAGGTCTGGGGCGATGACGAGGCCGAGGCCGCCGGACTGTATGAGCCGAGGCCCACCCGCATGGCCGCTCTTGCCCCGCAGACGGCGACTGACGCGCGCGCCGCTCCGGTGGGCCCAGCACCCACCCAGGTAGCGCAAGCCGCGCCCGCGCAGCCCGCAGCGGCTCCCATGGTTGGCGCGCAGCACGTCCCCACTTTGCTTCAGGCCATGGCGAATCCGAACCTGCCGGCCGGACAAAAGGAAACCGCCAAGATTTTGCTCGGCGAGGCCTTCAAGAACATGAAGCCGCCGGAGCGGATTGAAACGCTCCGCGCGATGCAGGCAGACCCGCGTTTGCTTGACATGGAGATGCAGCTAAAGCGCGCCGGGAAAACCGAGGTCAACGTAGACACCAAGGGCGAAAATGAATTCGAAAAGGAGTTTGGCAAGGGGCAGGCCAAGCGATGGAATGGTTATATTGAGGGCGGTCAGGCTGCCCAGAAAAAAATGGTGGACATCAACTCCATGCGCGAGATTTCGCAGCGCATGGGGTCGCAGGGCGCTGCGGCGAACATCAAGGAGGCAATCGGCCCCTATGCGGAGGCGCTCGGCGTCAACATCGAAGGGTTGTCCGACGTTCAGGCTTACAGTTCGATCGTTCAGCGCCTTGCGCCTCAGCAACGCGCCGAAGGGTCCGGCTCGACCTCGGACATCGAGTTCAAGGGGTTCCTTAAATCGCTGCCAACGCTTTCGCAAAACCCGGCCGCTCGCGATGCCACGCTGAACACGATGGAAGCCCTTACCCGTGATGAAATGGCCCGCGGGGAAATCGCCACCAAACTCGCGACCAAGGAAATCAACCGCATGGATGCGGAAAAGCAACTGCGGGCGCTTCCCGATCCGATGCAGAGCTTCACGGAATGGCGGAAGGCCAATCCCGGGGTTTACGGGCAGGCCCTGAAGGGCGCGCAGAGCGGGCAGAAGGACAACGGAGCAAAGCAGGTGCCCTTCACCAAGCCGGAGATCGACCAGTCACTTTCCAATGCGCGGAATGCGATCAAAGCCAACCCGGCGGCGCGGGACGCCGTTATCAAGAAACTCCGGGACAACGGGCTTCCCACTGACGGGCTTTGATCGCCAGCGGCGAAAATCGAACACGGCTTGGCCGATCATCTTGAATATCAGCCACGGAATCACGGTGAAGACCGCCACGACCATGACGGCAACGATGCCCAAGGCAAGACCGTTACTCGGAATTTCGTCGGGGCGAAGCTGGTGCTCCCGAATACCCCACACAACGACGGCGAAAAACAAGACCACCTGAACGACTTTAACGAGGTTCTGCCACATGCCTGCTTTGACCTTTGATGACGTGATCGGAACGACCGCGGGGGGTGTCCCTGTGGGCGCCAACGGTCTGCCGAGAGTCGTGATCGGTCCGAAGGCGGAAGCCAAGTCAAACGCACTTACGTTTGACGAGTTTACCCCAAAATCGGCCGGGGAGGTAGCGCTAGGCTTGGGGAAGGCTGCGGTCTCCGGTATCGACAAAGGGGTGGCCGGACTGGCCGGAGCGCCCGCCGACATCGCCGGGTTCATTCAAGATTTAGTCACCAAGGGACAATCAAAGGTTCAAGGGCGACCGCTTGAAGAAGTGCAGGCCGAAAACGACAAGACCGCGCTTATTTCCCGCGGAGCACTGGAAAAATGGGGATCGAAAGCGGCGCATAGCGCGTCTCCACTGAGATATGATCCGCAAACGACGCCAGAGAAATATGTTCAATCTGGCGCCGAATTCGTCCCTTCCGCCTTGCTTGGACCCGGGAACATGGCCCGCAACGCTGTAGCGCTCGGCGTCGGCCCCGGGCTGGCGTCGGAAGCCGCCGGGCAGGCCACGGAAGGCACGGCCTATGAGCCATGGGCAAGGGCAGGGGCTGCTATTGCAGGAGGCGTGGCCGGTCACTGGGCCACGGCTCCGAACGCGGCCGGCGCGGCTGTCTCGCGCGGCTCTCGCGGGGCAAACCAGGCACAGATCGACGAAGCCGAGCGGCTGTTTGAATACGCGCAAGGCCTTGGCCTTCCGATCACCCGGGCCGAGGCGGTGCAGCATGTCACCGGCGGCGCAACCAATCTCGGCAACCTGCAGCGGGTTGTCGAAGGCTCGGGCGAGCTTCGTCCGTTCATGGCGGCTCGGCCGGGGCAGGTAGATGATGCGGCTCGACAAGCGTTTGATACGATTTCGCCGCCGCCCCTTGATCCGTCCCAGATAGGCTCCGCTGTTGGTGAAACCGCACGCCAAATAATGCGCCAGAGTCCAGAAGGAGAAATTCTGGCTGACACCCTCTGGCGGGCTGGCCCGCGCATAACTCCCGAGCGCGCCGGGAACGTCATACAGCAGGATTTGAGCAACGTTTACGACCGACGCGAAGGTATGAGAGCCGCACTTGCGGACCAAGATTATACAGCAGCTCGCAATGCTCCGGCCACCATCCCGACTAACGGCGGTCATCGTGTAGCTGATGTGACGACCCATTACCTCGATCGGCCCGATATTCCCATTATTCTGGACCCAGCCGAAAGAGCGGCGGCCAAGGGTAGGTGGTTTGACGATAACAACCCAACCACGCGCATGCCAATTGTGGGTGAGCGACCAACCGAATTTGCCCAAGTTAATTCCGGGCCGGTTCTTGAGTACATTGACGCGGCTCTTGACACAGCGAAGGGAGCGGTACGCCAAGGTCTACAGGCTGCAAAATCGGCGCTGATGCGCCCAGACGGAACGCTGGATACCAGTGTAGCGGGGCTACACAACTCTAGAGTGGCTATTGACGACCTTATCAGCCAAGCCAAGTTGGCTGGCGCTAATCAGACTGTCATGCGGCTTCAGGAAGCCAAGCAAGTTCTGGATCAAACCCTTGAGCGCGTGCCGTCTTATGGCAAGGCCAGCGAAAACTTCCGCGCCGCCTCGCAACCGCTCAATGCTTTTGATAAAGCGCGTGTTCCGGGTCAAATCATTGAGCGAGATCAGTTTAATAATCGATTTGTTATGCCGCCGGAGCGCGCGCCCGGTGCAATCCAAAATAACGGGCCGTCCGCTGTTCGTGATTTTAACTCCGTTGCTTCCCAGGCGGCGCGTGAAGCTTTTGAACAAAATCTGGTTACACAGGTTTTGGATCAGGCGACAAAGAAAGGCGCTGACCTTTCAACCGATGCCATTCGTAAGGCGCTTTTGCAAAATGCAGATATATTGCGCCAGTACCCTGGCGTTCGCGACAGGCTGGAAAGTGTAGCCATTGCTAGGGATGGATTGGCACGTATTGAGCAAACGCCGATTGGGCATCTCGCCAAGCGAGACCTATCGACCAAGAAGGCAATTGCAGCGCTGTTTCCAGAGAATCCCCTGCCGCGTTCAGCTGGTGAAATAGGTAGCGCTATTGAAGCGTTGGCGAAGCAGCGACCGCAAGTCGCACAGCAGCTTGTCCGCACCCATGTCGAGAGTGTGTTTAATGAGGCAGTGCAGCGGCTGCAAAGCGGTGCCAACGAATTCGGAGGAGCCGGATTTGTCGCGGTTCTCCGCGGCAATCCGCAACAGGCCGCGAATTTGGAGGCTGCGGTTACCGCGTTGCGGGGCGGACAGGCCTATCAGGGCTTCGATCGGTTTCTGAACGTGCTGGAGGCGCAAGGCTCGCGCCAACGCATCGGCTCGCAAACCGCGTTCAATCAGGAAGTGCAGGCCGGACTGAAAACCGGCGGCACGGTAGCTGAGGCGCTTTCGTCGGTTGCGAGCGGCGGTCTGAAGCTGCCCTCCAAGATCAATCAGCGTATCGAGCAATGGCGCATGGGCGGCAACGTGGCTGAGATCGCCGATCTTCTGACCAACCCCGCCGCTGCGCAACTGTTCCGGCAACTCGCCACCGCGCCGACGAATTCGGCCAAGGCCGGCGCCATCGTTGCGCGGTTGACTTATCTCGGCACCCGAGCCCGCGAAGAATAGAGGTTCCAAAATGCTGAAACGTCTTTCCCTCGCTTTTGCGGGGCTTTTTCTGCTGCTCACGTCCGCGTTCGGCGCCGGGACGATATCGCTTTCGCTCTCGCAGCAACTGGACAACCTCGGAAAACCACTAAACGGTGGCAAGCTCTACTTCTTCCAGGCCGGCACCACGACGCCGCAAAATGCGTTTTCCGATACCTCTCTGACCCTTCCATTACCAAACCCGATCACACTCGATAGCGCCGGCAGAATTCCGCAGTTCTTCCTTGCCGACGGGTCGATCAAAATCCGGCTGACCAACGCGGCCGGCGTTACCCAGATCGCAGCGGATGGCATCCTTGTCATTGGCGCATCCTCCGGAGGCGGCGGCGGTTCTCCGGTTGACGCGACCACGGTTCTTACCACGGGCGATTTGAAGGCCCGCTACGGAACAGGCAGCCTTACCGGCTTCGTCAGGGCAAACGGTCGAACGGTCGGCAGTGCAACGTCAGGGGCTACCGAGAGGGCCAATGCGGACGCGCAAGCCCTATTTGAATATCTCTGGAGCATTGATCCCAATCTAGTTGTATCCACCGGACGCGGTGCGTCGGCCAATGCGGATTGGGTTGCAAACAAAACAATCGCGTTGCCTGACTGGCGAGGCCGCGCATTGGCCGGCCTCGATGATATGGGCAACTCGGCGGCGGGCGTGCTGACACCCACGTATTTCGGCAGCACGGCGGTTGTGCTGGGTGCGATCGGCGGCAGTCAAAGTCATACATTGTCTGTTGCCCAGGTTCCGGCGCTGACGTTCAGCGGAACGACTGGCACCAACAACGTGGGTCATACACATTCCGTGCCCGCGTCGAATGGGCAGACTTACGCGGTCAACGCGGGGTCGTTCACTGGCATCGGCGGCTTGGGGCAGAACAGCGGCGGCGAAAGCCAGAACCATAACCACCCGTTTAGCGGCACCACAACCGGCGGCGGTGGGGCGCATCCGACGATTACGCCCACCAAGCTCGCAACATTTTATATTAAATTGTAAAACAATGAACAAAATCAAGGTGTTATTGCCTTCCGTAGAAATTCTGTGGGAGGTTTTTTCAATTGATCCGAATGATGGTCGGCTGATCTTGCTGGCGGCGACGAAGAAACGCGCCGCCGGAATGGAGGCTGGGTATCTAAACAATATTGGTTATCGGCAAGTGATGCTTGGCCGCAAGATTTATTCCGTTCATCGCATCGCATGGTCTTTGTACCACGGTGAGCATCCGAACGGCGAAGTTGACCATATTAATGGCGATCGATCCGATAACAGAAAAGAGAATCTCCGCCTCGCGACATCATCGCAGAACAACCAGAACCGCCGCCTCAGTACTCGCAATAAGACGGGGATCAAATGCGTTTTCAAAGTCAAATGGAATAAGGAAACTAGGTGGCGCGTGGCTGTCGGTCATAGCGGCGGGCAATACTACATCACGCATTTTAAGTGTTTCGGCCAAGCCGTGAAGCACGCCAACGGAATGCGCGCCAAACTTCACAGCGAATTTGCTAGGGCTGCCTGATGTCCATCACCCTCAACACCGCCGTACCGAACAACGCCGACTGGAAAACGCAATTCCAATTTAACGACGGCAAAACCGGCGATCTCATCGACTTCACCGGGGCCACGATTGAAATCGAGGTGAGGGATCAAGACGGCGGTATCAGGATTGAGGCAACGACCGGCAATGGCAAGATCGCCATCATCTCGCCCGGCATCTTCGAACTCACTGTTCCGGTTTTGGAGATGAAAAACCTCTGCGCTGGCACCTATAACATGGGCGGGGTCTATTTGCTGAACGGCGAGACGATCTCGCTGTTTACCGGATCGATTTCGGCCCGCGACGGGATCGCGCGGATATGACGCCCATCATTAAAATCAAGGTTTTCCCCAAGCCGGTCATCAAGGGGAAGATGGATGTTCACTTCCCGGCCAATGTCGCGGGTGAGGATTTTATCACCGTCACCAGGGCCAATCAAACCTACACGTTCGGCGTTGACTATTCTATCCTGACAGCCGGACCGATCACGGACCCGACAACGGCGTATGTCGCGGTAGAGGATAGGTCCTCCGGCCTCTATCGCACCGTCACGCTGGCTTCGCTGCTTGCCAGCGCGACTCAGATTGAGCAGCATATCACGGCAGCCGGCCCGGTTGCGATCAACAATAACACCGGCATTGTTCGCGTTAATCAGGCGGTGGGCGCTCCGATCTCGCTCACCATGCCGCTGGCGTCGGCGAAAACGTGCCCTGTTCTGATCTCGGATTGGAAGGCTGACGCCGGCACCAACGCAATCACCATCAACCTTTCCGGGGCAGACAAATTTCCCGGCAACCTCACGAGCTGGACGATTGCAGCCGATACCGGCAGCGTCTTCCTGCGGCCCATTCCAGGAGTCGGATACGCATTATGAGATACCTGCATAGGCTTTTCGCGGTCGCTTCGGCGGCCTTTTTTATTGTCTCTCCGGCACTGGCGCAGAACCCCGGCACGGTTACGGCCAATGCCTTTGCGATCGGTAGAGGGCCGGGGACAACTGGCTATGCTTCGTTGCTCTGCACCTCGGCGCAGCTTGCGGTCGGACAATCCGCAGCCGCCCCGATCTGCCGGACACTCACCGGCGATGTGACGCTTTCCGCTGCGGGCGTGACGGCCATCGGCGCCACCAAAGTTACATCGGCCATGCTCAATGCGGACGTGTTCTCGACTGCGCATAGCTGGGCCGGGCAGCAGACATTTGTGGCGCCGGCATTGGGGACGCCAGCCTCTGGTGTTGCCACCAACCTGACCGGAACTGCCTCGGGCCTCACCGCCGGCAACGTCACCACCAACGCAAATCTTACTGGAGACGTTACCAGCGTCGGAAACGCAACCACGCTGACCAACGCTCCCGTTATCGCTAAGGTTCTGACCGGGTTCGCCAGCAGCACAGGCACGGTGACGGCGACCGATTCGATCTTGACGGCAGTTCAGAAGCTCTACGGAAACGACGCGCTAAAGGCTCCGATTGCATCTCCGACTTTTACGGGAGTTCCTGCCGCACCAACCGCGGCACCCAGCAACAATAGCACGCAAATTGCTACAACGGCCTACGTTGACGCGCAGGTTGCTGGTGGTGTTGCGGGCGTGGCATCGCTCAACGGCAAGACTGGCGCTGTCGTGTCCTATTTCCCGCCGCAGGGGCGGTTGACGCTGGCGACCAGCGTCCCAGTCATGACGACGACGCAAAGCGCCAAGACGACGATTTATTACACTCCCTATGTCGGAAACATGGTTCCGCTCTATGACGGAACGAATATGGTCCCGACAGCAGTTGCTGAAATCTCCGTAGCGACGACAGACACGGTCAAGAACCCGGCGGCCATCGGTGCCAGCAAGGTCAACGACTGGTTTGTGTGGAACGACGCTGGAACCGTCCGTCTGAGCCATGGGCCGGATTGGACTAGCGACACGGCGCGTTCGGCCGGCACCGCTCTTGTCATGGTCAACGGCATCTATCTTAACAATGCCGCCATTACCAACGGTCCTGCCGCTTCGCGCGGAACTTACGTTGGGACCACGCGGAGCAACGGTTCGTCACAACTGGATTTTATTTTCGGGGCTACCGCAGCAGGTGGCACGGCTGGATTTTTGGGGGTTTGGAACGCTTACAATCGTGTAAATGTTTCAACTGAAGTTAGGGATTCCACGGCTTCGTGGACCTATTCCTCTGGTACTCCCCGCCAAGCTAACAACTCCGCCGGCAACCGGGTTACGATCGTTGTCGGTCTTTCGGAAGACAGTATCATCGTCACGACAAAATCAAACATCCGCATTGCAAATACAAACGCCTACGGGGTCATCGGAATTGGTGAAGATTCAGCGACCGCCGTTTCCAGCACGCTTTCCAACGTGCTGGCAAACGGCGTCACTACGGCGGCGGGCATACCCGTTACCTCGTACTCCAAGATACCGGCTATCGGGGTGCATTATTATCAGGCCCTTGAATTTGCAGACGGCATCAATAACGCAACGTTTTTCGGCGCCGATTATCAAATGATAAGCCTTTCGGGGAAAATCTGACGATGACCTTCGTCTCGGCGTCCGGCAGCGATTCAAACAGCGGGCTAAACCCGGAAAGTCCCAAACTTACCTTGCAGGCCGCGGTTGACGCTGCCAGCCCTAACGGGACGGTCTATGCGGACGCCAGTACGTTCACGTTGACATCACCCCTTGTGATGCGACCTGGCGTGCAGCTTGTCGGCAGCAACACGGTTATTAAGCAGGGAGCTGGCGCGAACCTTCATCCGCTGGTGGACTTTGACACCGGCGCGGCGCATGGGTCCTCAATGCGCGGCTGTATTGTTGACCAGAACAGAGACAACAACGAGGAATACCCGAACCGAAACGGCGTCTACATCGGGTCCGCGAATGATGTAGTTCTGGAATGGAATAAGTTTCGGAATATGGTTGGAACTGGCGTCAATGTGTCGAACGGTCGGCGGCCGATAGTTTGCCACAATGATTTCCAGAACATCAACTGCATTGCCCTTGCGGTGTCCACGATTGGGGGTGCCGTCGTCACCAACGGGCTATTCGCCTTCAATACGTTCTGGGAAAATCTTGGTCAGCACGTCATTGTCGTTAAGAAGTCGCACGGTAATCAGATACTCAACAATCGCATTGAGGGCGTGCAGCGAAGGGGCGTTTGCAATGTTTCCGGCACGACGGTGACGCGAGTGTCTGGTGCCGATTTCGCGGGCCTCAAGCCGGGAGGGTTCTGCATCATGTCGCCGGGCGGCAACTTCACCGAGGGATATGTTGTTGGAGTTCCGTCCAGCAATGTGCTGACGCTAAATGCCGCCGCGACCTCTGCCAGCGGAGTAGAGTTCATTGTCGGTACTGGCGACATGATTAACATCGGGAACTCATGGCGGACGCGCATCGCCGGGAATGAACTATATTACGGGGCCTCTGGCGCAATCGTCATCCACAACTTTGAGGGGGGAAATTATCTCCAGCACACCACGATCGAAAACAACAATATCTATTACGCTGGCGGTTCCGGGGTTGGCGTTCAGTCGGTCGCAAACGGCACCTTGTCTTGCGATACCACTATCCGAAACAATACCATCATTAGCTGCGGCATGGGCGGCGCGGCTGTCGGCGTCGTCGGACGCAACGCAATCGGGTTGATCGACTTTCAGCCGACATCGCTCGGCTCGGTCATGATCAACGGCAACCGTTTTCAGAACGAGGGCGGATTGCCGACGATGCTGACCGGAATCTATCAGTCTGGCGTTTCGTCAGGACAGGTGTTTGCGGCCAACAATACCAGCGTCAGTATCTAGCCGAGCTGCGGGAAGCCCAAACCTCTGCTGAATATCCGCAATCAGAACCTCGGCAACAAGTGCGCGGGCATCCTTCGGCAGGCTGTCATCCATCAATACTGCGATAGCTTTCTCGATCTGCTCGATGGAGTCGTGGTTCATTTGAACAATCCCTATTTGGTTTGTGCGGGAGCCGTCGTATCGCGAAGGAGTTGGTCGTAAGCAGCTCTCCAGTTTTTCGCTTGCTGCTCCGCAAAAGCGGACCTTTCAGCCAGCAGACTGTCCGAAAGCCATAGTCGGCAAAGATGAGGCATCAAGTCGTTTATGTCCATAGATTTCGCCATCTCCGGCAATGCGGCGATCCGCTCATAGTTCGGGTCAAACCCGTGGACTACATGGTAAGACAGATTTAGGCAGCGTTGCGCCGGCGTCAGGCCGGACAAGGTGGGGGCCGTCATCGCCTCAAATAGTTGATCGGCATGGTTGAACGCCTCCTCATCGGGAGAGGCGAGGCCGATGTAGGTGCTGCTAAAGCCGCGGATTTTCGATTCGAAGCCACGGCAATATGCAGGCAATTCGCTGAACAGCCGTTGCATCCCGCTAACCGTGGGATACGAAATATGCTCATAGGAAGCGTTTAGCCAGTCGCGGTTGTCTTCGCTCTCGGACATCAGAGGAACATCGAAGATGAGGACGCCATCCGGTTTGAGCGATCGTAGCGACAAATCGAACGCTTGGCGAAAGTCTAGAACGTGTTCGAATGTAGCAATTGAGGAGATTACGTCGAACCGTTCGGCGCTGTCGCTTAGCGCGGCGATGTCATTGGAAAGTACAGTGATGCCCTTTGCCTTGGCTTGTTCGGTCGCCGATACGTTGGCTTCGATGCCGAATAGTTCGTAGCCCTTTGGCAGGCGCGACAGCATGTAACCGTCTGCGCAACCGATATCCAGAATGCGTCCGCTACTGCGGATCGCTTCGACCATCAGCCGAACCCAAAGCTGGGTATGCTCCGCAGTCATATGATAGTCGGCATATCCGTGGCCCTCGGCGTTTCCGCCGTAGTATCCGTCCTCATAAAACTCGCCTGTGCTTTCCGGCGGGTTTTCTATCGTTCCCATCCCACAATCCATGCAGAACAGGATGCGCTTACCGTCGCCTCGTAGCGCCGCTTTTCCGATCTGCTTCGATCGGCAGATATTGCACTGAAACGTCATAGGCCCGTCGTCAGAATGTCTGGCAGGTTCCTTAGCACTGCAACCCCACCTAGAACACCCCTGAAATCGGAGAATTTGCCATGTCGTGGCGGCTTGCGCGCGCGCTCGAAACCCTGCGTTCCCAGGTCAACACCAAATGGCCGAAGAGGAGCAAGGCTTCTGATGGTGCCGTTGGGGACACCTCACATTCCGCCCGGCCGTCCGATCATAACCCGGATGCGAACGGCGTGGTCAAGGCCGTCGACATCACCCATGACCCGAAAGGCGGGTTCGACTCCTACGCCTTTGCCGACACGCTGCTGCGCAACAAAGACCCGCGCATCAAATACGTCATCAGCAATGGCCGGATCGGTTCCGGAGCGGCCGGGCCGAGCCCATGGAAGTGGCGGAAATACAGCGGCTCAAACCCGCATAACCACCATGTCCATATTTCGGTGGTTCCCGACAAGGGAAAGTATGACGACATGTCCCCGTGGCAGCTTGCGGGGCTTCCGCTGGTCGATCCTGCGGCGGCCAAGGAGTTTGTGCGCCCTCCCGCAACGCTCGCTCCAGGGGCCTCCGGGGCCGATGTGGAGCGCCTTCAAAAGTGGCTCGGCTGCGCGGTCACCGGGAAATACGAAGCCCGGTCGGAGACGGAATTTGCGCTCCGGCTGTTTCAGGTCCGGCACAAGCTGGAACCTGATGGGAAAGCCGGGCCTCAAACATGGGCCGCGCTGAACAAACTGAACCAACTGGACTAACGCCGCGCGACGGCATCGCGTCACCAGCATCACAGGAGATTAAAAAGTGAACACTACTGAAACAAATCTTACTACGGTTGCGCAGGTTGATATCAAGTCCGCGTGGATGAGCAAGATAAACTGGACGCAAGCCGTCGGCATAGCGGCAACAGTCCTCGCTATCCTTTCTGGCAACAAATACGAGATTCCAGTTGAGACGCAGTTGGCGATTGTAACTGGCATTCAAGGGATTCAGGCTGCCGTGACCTGGGTCGCTAAAACATGGTTCACCACCACCATCACGCCGGCGTCGGCCACTGGGCCAGAAACTCCAACCAGGGAGGTCATAAAGTGAAGCGCATCATCCTCGCCATCACGCTAACTCTTGCTCTTGGCGGTTGTCAGTTCTTCTCCAAGCTCCAGACCTTCGCGGACCTTGGCACCGCGTCGATCTCCAATCCTGTAACGCGGGATCGCCTGCAGCAAATCGAGGCCGGCGCGGTGCTGGTGTTTACCGGGCTGAATGCCTGGCGCGACGCCTGCGAGGCCGGCACGATCAACGTCTCTTGTCGGGAGCAAATTTCCGCGGTGCAGGTTTATACCCGGCAGATACCGCCGTACCTGACGCAACTGCGTCGGTTTGTGCGGACAAACGATCAAGTCAACGCTTCCGTGGTGTTCAATCAGGTGGTCGATCTGATCGGGGTCGTAAAGGGCAGGGCCGCTGAAAACGGCGTCGTCATACAGGAGGCTCGATAGCCATGGATTTCAGCAAACTTCTTCCGGTTATTCTCAAGGGTATTGGTGCGGTGCAGACGCTGGTCAACACCGGCCAGAACGCCGGGCCGGCCTATCGCGCCGTGCGCGTCCTGCTCAAGAAGGCAGAGGCCGGCACGGTGACCGAGGCCGATCTTGCCGAAACCGAGACGGACCTGGATGGATTGATTGATCGGTTTAATCGGCCGATCTAAACGATAACAACAAGCGGGCCGACGCGCTGGTTGCACAGTGCGACGATCCTGGCTCCCATCCGGAAGGTAGAATTCCAAATGAAAGTTGCGACCCATCAAACCACAGTCTCCCGGAGGGGGCCTGTACAATTTTGCTCATCGGTCACTTGATGGCGCCGTTGGGAGTATTTGATCCGGATAAAATGACGGACGTGCAAAAGGCGTTCTTGGTCTGCTTAACCGATCAGCGCGCCGCCAACATGCTGGAGGCCGCCGACTTCATTGCGGACTTGCCGCAGGAGGCAAAAGACCTTCTGAAGAATGCCGACAAGTCAGCCCTGAAATGGCTTGAGCGCGCTCACCCGGAAGATATCGCGCAACTACAATACAGCATCAAGGTCATGGAAGCCACAAAGCTACTCGTCAAAATACTATGGTTCATGGTCGCGGGCGCCGTGATGACCTTGCTGGGCGTGTGGGAAAAAGTTTCGACGCTGTTCAAGACAAAGACTTAGCGGGGGCATCGCCCCTATAACAGGGGCATGAATTGGTAAACCAATCACCGACTATCAGCAAGCCGGACCCAGATCCGACGCTGCTCACCACGGAGAATCTCCGGCGCGAAATTGAGAACCTCAAGGAGTTGATGGAAACGCGGCTCAATGCGAGCGATGCGGCACGGGAAGCGCTTCACGAGCTAATCGCCGTAGAGCTAAAGGTTCTCGGCAACGTCACGCAACAGCGCTTCGAAGGCATCGCCACACAATTTGCCGAGCGCGACAAGCGCACCGAACAGCTATCGATAGCCGATAAGACGGCGATCGCGGCGGCGCTACAGGCACAAAAGGAAGCTGCCGGAGCAACCAACGAGAGCAACAGCGTCGCCCTCGCCAAGATGGAAAACAACTTTACCAAGTTGATCGACCAAGGGCAAACCCTGTTGCAGTCCGTGGCGAAAAACATGGACGACAAGATCAACGATCTCAAGTCGCGGAACGACACCAGGGAAGGTCAATCGAGGGGCGTCGGACTATCGGCCGCCGTGATTGTGCAGGTTGTTGCCAGCGTTGCCGCAGCGGTCGGCGTGATCGGGTTTGTGATTGCGCGGACAAACTGAGGTGTTGGTCAAGGCCCAATGTCAAGCCGCTGTTCCCACCGGAAGATTAGTGAAGGCTCTCTTCACCTGGCAGAAATCCCCGAACCATCCGGAGGAAACCGCGTTGTTGAACGTGTTGAAAGAGCATGGTGACTTCGCGCCGGGCGAGACGTACCGGATCACGATCGAAAAGGACGAAGCGCCATGAGTAACCGCAACAAGCCATGGAAGAAGCATGGCCCAACTCCATGGCACCGCACGGGCGACTGCCGTATTGCGCCGTGGTGTTTCGGTTTGATGCGCGCCGAATTTATGGAGCGTCGTGATTTTCCGGGATACGGCGGATCAATGGAAGATGGAACATTTCAGACGCGATGGGTAAGTGCCGGCCGATTTCCTCACGATCTGGATGCAACCTCGCCCTTTGGTTTTTGGAGTACGATGTCTACGCCTGTTGGCGACACTAAACGCTACGGCATGCGGGCACTATGGCGAGGCTTTATAACGTACTTCAAAGGGAACGGAGACGCCTAAAGTGATGTCACTCGGAACCACTCTCTTGATCGTGGCGTCAATTTACGGCGTGGCAGCAATATTGGCGTTTTTCTTCAATATGAGCATCGGGCCGGTCACACTGGGCCTTGCGCTTCTGCGGGGCGCTCTTTGGCCCTTGTGGCTGATGGGTTTTATTCAAGGCCAACGTCTGCCGATGGATTAATAATGATCCGCCTCTGGGCAATCCCCGTGCTGTCCGCCCTTGTCCTGGTCGCAACTTGCGTCACGGCGAGGGCGGCAGACCCTCCAGAACTTCCTCCGGGCGTCACCTGTTCGCTTGTCCGCGCCAAGGTGGCAGAGCATGGCAAGCTGTACGCCTTCGCATGGGCGAAGCTGCAGGGCTACTCGGCGGCACAGATAAAGGAAGCCCGGCGGTGCCTCAAGTGACTGATTTAAACGGATCAGGCCAATGAGCATAGAGGGGATCATCGTCACTGCCCTTGTTATCTTGGTAGTTGTCGGAATGCTTAATGCAGCCAAGTAATTCGGCGCTTTCCGCGCCGTCCGCTACTGCCGGTTTCCGTTTTCTGCCGGCAGTTGTTGCCTCTGTATCTGGCAACGCCCTCCTGTGACTTGGCCGCGGCGTCCTTGATTGGGCGTCGCGGCTTTTTTCAGTCCAGTGAGGATTGGCCAGCACCGGGAATGCTATTTGACGACGCGAAGCCTAGGCTGCATGTCCTCGGGGCTCATTGCTTGACGCGGGACCGGCCGCGTCCGAAATTCGCAGAACACCACGCCGTCAGGGATCTTGTTGCTGATCGGGACGTAGAATCGGAATCCCATTTCCTCGTCGATGTCGCGTTCCAGCATCCCGCGCTCGACCTCGTACCGCAGCTCGTGCAGTAGTTTCTCGATCCGTTCGCGGCGGAAATTCGTTGGGTCTGCCATTGTCTCTTTCACCTTTCGCTTAGCACCAGCTAATCCATATCCTGCCGCGTCCAACTCTCGCGCTGCAATCGAAGTTCGGCTTCTTGTTCCTCTTTCGTCAGGGTTTCCCAACGCTCTTTTGCCGCTTTGAGTGCCTTTTCCATATCGGGATTAGGCGGGATCGGTTTCATTTTAAGTGTCATCGGTATTTCCTGTTTAGCAGTTGTTATGTGAGGCTGCCCCAGGTCTTGCAATTCGGGGCGTGCAGGGCGCCGCCGTAGCAGCACCTTGGCGGCGGTTCGATGATCTTCCCGGCGTCGTCTAGCTCGACCGTCTCGAAGCCATTGCCGTGCATCCGCAGGGCCGTCTGGGGCTGCTTGCGGGGCGGACCTGTGATCGTCGCGAACAATTCCGCCTCCATCTGCTTCGCCAGTCGCTGCATTATATCGTCCATTGTTGTCCTCCCAACGCTCTGCTCAAGACCGCGAGTGACGTTTTTCCCGACACAGTTCTTGAACCTTGCGAAGGACATCAGCCGACCAGTCGGGCGGCCCATACCTTCTGAAATATTGCCTTGCCCGTTCCGTCACTTCACCTTCTGACGGGCCGTCGTCACATTCTTTGCGGGCCTCTAGAGCGTCAACTCCTGGGCCGGTGATCGGGATGTATCTAAGATCGAGATGGTCATCGGCGCTCACATTTATCTCCCATAGGTGTCTCGGATCAGTGTTGAAATCAACCGGCACGTTTGCCGGTTATCTTTGTGCAGGTTGTACGCCTTGTAGCCGCGCCCGTTGGCGGTTACTGCCTTTTGCCGCCTCTTAATCAGGCGATAGAATTTTCGACCATCCGAATCCTCTTGCAGAATTTTCCGTTCGACCGAGAACAGGCGACCGTCCGGGGTCAATTCGTACAAACCTTCATATCCCGGCACGGCCCGATATTCATCCATGTCATCCTCGGTTGTCGGTCATCACTCAGATCGCGACGGCTTGCCCCAGCGCCGGCATCTGTTGCCGCATTTTCCATTGCAGGGTTTGCGCCTCGTGCGTCGCCCAGGCCGGCCGGACGTAGGTTCTCATTGCAAGGATCTGCTCGTTCAGGTTTGAGCAGGCGTGTCCGGCCGGCGAATGTGCCCCGAATTTCTTCCGCAGGACGAGCAAGTCGTGGCAAGTAGATTCGGTGTTCTCGTTTGACATAATTCTAACTCCCAATGCTCTGGCGCGTTTCGCGATGCTGCGCCGCGTGTTCAATGATTGCTCTCGTTTCGTCGCCCATCGGCAGTTGTCCGGTGAGTAGCCCTTGTCGTTGTCGATCCGGTCGATTGTGTAGTGCAGTGATGGGCGCGGCCCCATGTCGTCTCGGAAGTTCTCGAAGGTCTTCCATCGCTCGCAAACCGTGATACCGCGGGCACCATAAATCGGGAACTTCGGGTTCTTGGGGTTCTCGCATCGCTGGATCATGTTCTGCCAGTTCAGATAGGCTGGCGTGTAGCTCATTCCGTGCCGGCGGTGCGTTTGGCTGACCCTCTCCCGGTTGAAGCAGCCGCAGGAGACGGTGTGTCCGGAGCGAACGCCGTTTGCCTTGGTGACGACCTCGGTTCCGCAATCGCAGCGGCAGCGCCATTGGTAATGACCGGCCCGGCCCGTGCCGACATGGACGGCCCCGAGGACGGTCAGGCGCCCGAACTTTTCGCCGATAGGGGCAGGGCGATGGCCGGGGTGAAGCGGTAACCCATCGGTAACACTACCCGGATTGTTTCTCTGTTCGTTCATGGTTATTCGCTCGCGTGAGTTGTCTATATATCAACGACTTGCGAGGTGAGAATGTAGCTGGGAGACTAGGGGTCGGAGGTTCAAATCCTCTCGCTCCGACCAATAAAACCAACCACTTCTCGCATTTCGAAAATCAGTTTGGTAATCCTACGGTAACCTAATGGACTTGTGAAGCCCCTTTCTGCCAGTCCGGATGATGGTGGCCGTATACCCGCTCCACCATCTCCGCGGTCATCCCGACCGCCTTCGCCGTGTCCCAAATGGATATGCCGTTCCGGAGCAGGTGGGTGACCCTGGAATGCCGCAGGACGTGCGGTGTCACGTCGTCGCCGAGCTCGGCAGCCTCGACCGCCTTCGGCCACGTCTTTTGCAGCTTCGAAATCCTCTTGAAATGCCAGTGCACCACATAAGGGCATGGCTTCAGCAGCGCTTCGCCCTTGGCGGCCCGCACCTCGTTGGTGGCTGCGAGCTCCGCTACGTCGATCCGCCTCCATCGCCGCAGGTGCGCCAGCAACCGGCCGCTAACCCGAACCGGCGGTGTCCGCTTGTGGCTCTCGACAGCGCCGGCCGCGCGCCGCTGCATCATCCCGGTTTTGAAATCGATCATGTCCCAGCGCAGCCCGAAGATGTTGTTCGAGCGCGAACCCGTGTGCCAGCCTATCACAATAAACCGGGCGAGCCTGGGCGTATGGCGCGCGGCCTTCAGCAGCTTCGCGGCCTCGGTGCGGGTCAGGTAGCGTTCCCGCGGCGCCGACGCTTTCGGCAAAACGACCGGCGGAATCGCCTTCAACGGGCCGTGGAATTTGTGCCAGTGGTTGATAGCCGATCGCATCACCTTCAGGTCATTGCGCGCGCCGGGCCGGTTCTTCGTCTCGGCATAGGCGATGCAATTGGCCGCCGTCACTTCGGCAAGCCGCTTCAGGCCCCACCATTTGGCGAGGTTCCGAACGTTGTATTCGGTGTTCGAGCCGGACGGGATCTGATGCAGATGCTCCACCAAATATGCCTTCAATAGGTCTGCGAGTGGCGGGTTGTCGTCTTTGACCGCGGGCGTGTGCTTGTCGGTGAGGTAGTCGCTGAGCGCGCCTTCGGCTTCCGAAAGCTGCTCTGAAGAGAACGGAGTGCGAGTACGGCGCTTTCGGTCGATGATTGTCCACCGATCGCGGTCTTTGTCGAGCCAGAGATGGGGGCCTCTGCTTTGACGCGGCATTTTTCCACCATCACCTTCAGGTCAGTTATCGTCGTGAAGTATTTACCGCCGATTTTGGAAACAGCAAGGTTGCCGGCCTCAGCTTGGTTCTTCAGCACAGCCGGCGACCGGCGCCCGCGGAAGAATATCTCCGAGGCTTCCTTCAGCGTGATCGGCTCGTCGTCGGCCGGGAGGGTCATGGCTGTTTCGTTGCTCCGACAACACCAGCGATGACAGCCGCCCTTGCGACCTCGGCGAGCCCTTCGTAATCGTCGCCATCGATGGCGGTCACGTATTCGGACAGGAAGATGGCTGGGTCTCTGGCCTCTTGGCAGTCGTCGGCTGGACAGATGCCTTCGCCGGCCATGAAATTCGCGAAGCGGACAGCTTCATAAACCATCTGGGCAAGGGCTAGGCGCTCGACACTTTTCGACGGCGCCAGTTTCGCAGCCGCCTGCTGCTCGCGATAGCACTCCTCGCACATATCTTTCTCGTTTTGGGTGACGTGGAAATAGGGGCCGTGCGTCATTGCATCCTCCCGACTGTCTGGACGGATTCCAACATCCCCGGATGCTGGATGCCCTTCGACGCCAAAACCAAAATTTGCGCTTGGAAATTCAGTTCGCCGCGAGCGACGCGGCAGGGTCGCGCCATGTCATCAACGCAGCCAAGCCCGGCCGCGTTGTGGCTCTCGATGTAGAGAGGGCAATGGGCGATGTCGGTCATCAAGGGACAGCCGCTCATGTCGTCCCCCGTGTTCCCACAGGATCGCGAGTGACAGGCTTCGTTGCCTGCGAGATACCCCGGATTTCATCTGCGGCCACATCATGGTCAATGGCGTGCGTCTCGCAGTCGGGACCGAGATCGTTGTCGCTGTTGACTGCGGCTATCGCTCGGCAATCGCTGGCATGGTCATCGTGATATTTGGCGGCGCGCTCAAGGCCGGCATGATAGCCTTGAACGTAATCTGCCGAATAATATTGTGTCTTGGTCATGAATCCCTCCGCTTCTTAAGCCAGCGGTCGTCATGGCGGCGCTGGAGATCGGCAATCGGCCACTCCACAGCCGTTCGGACGCCCTCTGGCGTCAACGAAGCATAGCCGTGTTCGTGCCATGCGAGGCCAGCCCGGCAGAGTTCGCCGCGCCCTACTTTGCTGGACACGTTACCATCCCAAGTGGGGCCGCTGACGTAAAGCTGGCCCAGCATCTCGACCGCCGCAGATGAAAGCCCTTCGGGTTTGAATATCGTCATTGCGCCTCCGCTAGATACCTAAGTTTTGTCAGGTGCTTCACAAACAAAGGCGCATCTTGGTTGATGCTACCGCGCTCGTCATTACTGAGCGAATCCCATGCGTCGAGCATCGGGCCTACCGCGTCGAGCACGTTCATTTGGTCTCGATCGATGTAGCGCCCGCGTTCTTCCGAGGTCCAAGAGGCATTGGCCCATCGGTAGTTGGTGCGCCGACCTCGAATGATTGACCAGAGCTGTGCGATTGTCATGCTCGGTCTCGCGACGAAAGCGTGGTGGTGCCCCGGAGAGGAGTCGAACCCCCGACCGTTCGCCTACAATGCGACTGCTCTACCGATTGAGCTACCGGGGCCTGGGTCATCGGTTGGCGCCTTTCGGGCGGACGCCAGCCACCTCGTGCCGCTTGATCTTGGCGACAAGTAACTTGGCCCGCTTCTTCGCTGGCTTACCGCGATTGCCACCGTTCCATTGCGTGCCTGATGGAGTTTTCTTGTAGTCGCGCTTCTCGGGCACTTGCAGCTTGTATTCTCCGGGGGCGAATGAGCCGCCGCGATCGAAGGCGATAATCTCCGTTCGGAGCGCGTCAGGCGTGTTATAGCGAACCCATTGCTTAGGGGTTTCGACGTAGACCCGTCCGATATGGACGCGAGCATTCACGCAATCGGGAATCTCTCGCTTCACCGCCCGCGCGGCGGCGCATGACGACGGGTTCTTGTTGTCGCCATCCGTGGTGTCGCGTTTGGTGATGTGGATGGCGATGGGCTTGGTGGCGTCCACAACTCTCTTGCCGTTGATTTCCATAGCGTTCTCTCCTGCTAAAAATGAGGTTCATCTCGCATTTTCTCGTACTCGTGATCCGGATCGCGCCAACTGGTGTTGCACTTGCCGGTGCAGCCATTTGGCTGCCATCCGCCGCGAGATTCCCACGGGGCTGCGCCGCAAAATTCGCAGCGGTCATCGTCGGGGTTGTGCGTTTTCCAGTCGTCGTAGCTCATGTCACTGGCGCTCCTGCGAAGGATGCGTGGATGACACGGCGGCGCCGCATCTTTGGCAGTGCCATTCGCCGTCCATGCAGATGATTTTGGCGTGGTCGCAATGGTGCATAGTGGAGGAGAATGGGGATACGTTGACTCTTCCAGTTCCTCGGCAATGGTCGCACTCGGTATCCCGTGCCAGATCCGCCGATGGAATTGAGGATTCGCGCGGAATGAAGATGCCGCACAGATCATAAGGGTGAACTGAACGGTGACGCCCACATGCGGCGCAGAAATCTTCCTCCTCCTCTCTTACGCATTGAGCCGATGGCACCGTGGACGCCAACCGCAGCCCGCGATCTGCCATTGTGCGGTGCATCTCATTGCACGTGAATGTGTCGGTAAGGCCCTCCGCGT